GAACAAAGCCCTGCTTTTGCGTCACTACTCGCGCGCGCAAAGCATGCATTGGCAGAACATGCATTCACGCAAGCTGCTGCAATCCCTCGCGATTTATACAATCGCGTACTAGCGGGCGAGGACATATCAGGCCCCGCCGTAGCAAGCGCTCGCCTGTACAGTGATGCATTACGGTGGCACGCGGAATTATTGAACAGGGCGGCCTATGGCGCGCATAGCAAGCAATCCCTTGAAATCACTGGCACAATGGCCGTTGCATCGGTCTTAATTGACTCGAGAAGCTTGTCGCCAGACGCACGCGAAGCCTTGCGTTATGCGCTCGAGGCCGCGCGCTCCGGGCCGGTGATAGAGGGGGAGGGGATCGAAGAGTAATGGGTACCTCTATGCAGAGACGGGGGGAGGGGCGATGGTGAGGCACCTAGACTAAGTCTTGGTCCCCCCTCTCATTCAAACCCACACAAAATCCCAAATATCTTACTGCCAAGATACCCCCGATACTCTGTCAAGCCATAACTCGACCAAACCTTAACAAACCTTGCCAGCGCTCTACTACCCCCCCTGACCCGGCAGCCTGCCTGAGAAGATGTGTAGGTACCCCTATTTTGGGCTAGACAAAGTTTTGAGATATGTTATTGTTAAGATACTGGTTAACCAGTCATAGGGGAGCTGTTATGGAAAAGATTAAGTCTAAGCGCGGGTTTGCTAGCATGTCGCCTGAGAAGCGGGCAGCTATTGCTCGTTTGGGTGGTAAGGCTGTTAAGCCGGAGAACCGCGCCTTTTCAAAAGACCGTGCGCTTGCCAGCCGGTCTGGGCGTAAGGGTGGTGCTTCAGTAAAAGGTGAGAACAGGACGTTCTCGCTTGACCGTCAGCTTGCATCTGACGCTGGCAAGAAGGGTAGGATAGCAAAGGCAGCGAAGGCCGGTAATTAATTGCTGGCTTAACGATTGTCGGAATAAGGGGGTAGTTATTCCGACATTTAACAAAGGGGGCACTAAAATGAACCGCATGCTTCAACTTGACCCGGCAATACCTGTCGTAACGCCAACAGGCAAAGCTATGGCGCATGTCCTCATTGACTACGGCCTAGAGCATGACTTGCTCTGGGTTTGTTTTCAAGAGAACGGACAGGTTTGGACGTACCGCAACCAAGACATTATGGCTGACAAGAACGTAACCTTTGGGAGGATCTATGGCTGACAAGATCTTATGCTCAGGCTGGCACTGGTCGTTTGGTTGGCTGCGTCGTCCAGAAATGGATTACGACGACTTGTATGCCTATGAGGATGGAGACGGGGATATGGTCTTTAGTCCTGACCCTTGTCACAAGCAGGCTGCCTATCTTGCTTGTATTCAAGACGGCATCAGCGGTGAGAAGTATTTAACCTTTAGTTCGTCACCCCGAACGTACAACAGAAATAAAGGCAAGGTATAGTATGGGTGTCATCGTAGATATTGACGGCAACCGTATAGATGCCGACAGACAACTTGATGATCTTGACCGGGCTGATTGTGAAGATAGCCTGTACAAGTTCTTAAAGAAGTCTTGGCCATACATTGACTCCAGTGAGTTTACTGATGGTTGGCCCATTGAAGCGGTAGCCGAACACTTGCAAGCCGTAGCTGACGGTGAAATTAAGCGGCTTATTGTTAACATCCCGCCCCGTTGCGCCAAGTCATCGCTGACTTCCGTTGCCTTTCCAGCGTGGGTCTGGCTCCAGCCGCCGCAATGGAACAGCGCTACTTCTGGGGCAGGTGTGCAGTTCCTGCATGCATCCTATGCCCAGCAACTATCCTTGCGCGATTCGGTTAAGTGCCGACGCTTGATTGAGAGCGCTTGGTATCAACGCCTGTGGAGCGACAGGTTTAAACTAACCGGCGACCAGAATACCAAAACCAGATTTGATAATGATCGTTCCGGCTCCCGGCTATCAACCTCGGTAGGGTCAGCCCTTACAGGCGAAGGCGGCAACATCATTGTGGTTGACGATCCTAACGCAGCGCAAGAAGCATTCTCCGAGGCAACCATCCATTCTACAATTGAATGGTGGGACTCCGCCCTGTCTACCCGCCTTAATGATCCTAAGACTGGCGCGTTCATTGTCATTCAGCAGAGACTAGGCGAAGAAGACTTAACCGGCCACATTACGTCTAAGGATGTCGGTGACTGGACCCACCTCTGCCTGCCTATGCGTTATGAGTGGGAACGACACACTTACACTTCCATTGGATGGAATGATCCGCGTGGATTGGATGACGAAGGCAATGCTCTAGTCAAAGTTACCGCAAACGGCGAACGTGTTGCTGTTTCGGTGGAAGCGCATGACATACTAATTAAACGTGAAGGAACCCTGCTCTGGCCAGAACGCTTTGGCGAAACCGAGGTCAGCGGGTTGGAGCGCAGGCTTGGCCCGTGGGCGACAGCCGGTCAGCTCCAGCAAAGGCCAGAGCCAAAAGGCGGCGGCATCATCAAGTCTGATTGGTGGCAGACGTGGGAAGCCTCGCACTACCCAGATATGGACATGATTATTGCCAGCCTTGATACGGCGTATACGTCCAAGACCGAGAACGACCCGTCAGCCCTGACTATCTGGGGCGTGTTCTCCGGTGACGTTGTAGCCCAGAACCTTAAATCACTTGGTGAGGAATCTGAGCGGGTGTTCTCTGAGAGCCACCCTCGCGTCATGCTGATGAGCGCTTGGGAAGGCCGGTACGAGCTGCATCAGTTAGTGGAGAAGGTAGCAGTGTCCTGCCGCAAGATGAAAGTGGACAAGCTTCTAATTGAAAACAAAGCTGCCGGTCATTCGGTAGCTCAAGAAATCAAACGCCTTTACGGACATGAGAACTTTGCAGTTCAGCTCTATGACCCTAAAGGCCAAGATAAATTGGCACGTCTTTATTCAGTGCAGCACATTTTTGCAGAGAAAATGATCTACGCTCCACGGCGTCAATGGGCTGACGCAGTCATCCAACAGGTTGGTCAGTTTCCCAAGGGAAAGCACGACGACTTGGTGGACACCGTATCAATGGCGTTGCGCCATATGCGTGATCTTGGCTTATTGATCCGAGGCACTGAGTGGGCAGCCGATATGGAGGCCGGGCTTAGGTACGTCAGCAATAAACAAGATGTCCCGCTATACCCAGCGTAGATTATGCAGTAAACCACAAAATGCAGACGTGAGGACGTTATGGACCGCATACTGGCTAACGCCGTCGTTGACGTGATTACACAGCCAAGCCCAAAAGAGGCGGGTTTGTTTAAAGTTAACGTCTGGGGTATTGAGCCTCATGACTATGTGCGCCACTATGACATAGCGGCAAAATCAGATACAATAGCCGCACAAGAAGGTCTTAGGCGCTTTGTTGAAGAAATAGAGCAGCTCCTTTTTGTTTCTGAAGAGGACTAAATATGGCGATGGTTCCGGGGTTAATGCCAAATCTTCGACTGCCGGAGCAAGAAGGCGCTCCCGCTCAAGACCCTGTTGATGTCATCATCGAGATGATTGAAGGCGGTCAAGACATCCCCGAGATTGATGAGCGCGGCAACGTCCTCCAAATTGAACACGCAGACGGATCAATCAGCGTCTCCCTCGACGGCGACCCTATTGACAAGGTAGCCACTGACGACGATGAGGGCGAGTGGTTCCATAATCTTGTTGAAGACATTGACGACGCAGAGCTTGACCTAATTTCCAGCGAGCTGATGCGCGGCATTGACGACGATATTCGCAGCCGCACCGAATGGATTGATGACCGCACCCAAGGCGTTAAACTCCTCGGCCTTAAGATTGAAATTCCCGGCCTTGGCGGGTCTGCTGACGGCGCACCCGTAGAGGGCATGTCAAAGGTCAGGCATCCCTTGCTGTTGGAGGCCGTCTTGCGGTTTCAGGCCAACGCTCGCTCTGAGCTGCTGCCTACTGATGGTCCCGTCAAAATTCGGGACGACGGCAGCAACGGCAGTTTGGCACAGGATCAGCTTGCTACAGCCCTTGAGCGCGATCTCAACCATTACCTGACAGCAACCGCAACGGAATACTATCCTGATACGGATCGTATGCTGCTGATGCTTGGGTTTGGCGGCACTGCGTTTAAGAAGGTTTACTATTGTCCGTTACGAAATCGCCCCATCAGCGAGAGCGTGGACGCTAACGACCTGATCGTGAACAACGCTGCAACTGATTTGCAGAACGCCAAGCGCATTACGCACCGCACTTACATGAAGCCGTCCACCGTAAAACGGTTTCAGATCCTTGGCGTATACCGCGACATAGACTTGTCTACGCCGTCTGCGCCCAAGATGGACAGCTTTCAGCGGGCTAAGAAAGATCAGCAGGGCATTTCTGCGGAGAACATTAACCCTGAAGATCGTGACCGCGAGATATACGAGTGCTATTGCGAGCTAGACATTAAAGGCTTTGAGCATGAGTGGAACGGTAAAGTTTCTGGTTTAGAAATTCCTTACCGCGTAACGATTGATGTGTCGTCCAAGAAAATTCTGTCTATCGTTCGCAATTACGATGAGCTTGAGGACGAGCTGCCGGAAGCCAGACAGAACTTTGTGAAGTACACCTTTGTTCCCGGTATGGGGTTCTATGACATAGGTCTGCTGCACATTTTGGGTAACACCACCAACGCAATCACTGCTGCTTGGCGTGAGCTTCTCGACGCAGGCATGTACTCCAACTTCCCCGGGTTCCTGCTAGCAGACACCGGGGCAAGGCAGAACACAAACATCTTCCGGGTTCCTCCCGGCGGTATGGCGCTGGTAAAAACCGGCGGTATGCCGTTGAATCAAGCCATTATGCCGTTGCCGTACAAGGAGCCCTCCGGGGCGCTGATGACGCTTGTAGATAATATGGCGCAGACCGGCATGCGGGTTGGCGGCACGTCTGAGCAGCAAGTTGGCGAAGGCAAGACCGATATGCCGGTCGGAACCACGCTGGCAATGCTTGAGCAAGCAGCTAAGGTGCTGAATGCAGTGCATAAACGCATGCACGCAGCTCAAAGCGAAGAGTTTCAACTGCTTGTTAGGACGTTTAAGGAGCATCCTGAGAGCTTCTGGCAGCGCTGCAAGCGTCCGTCCTATGCTTGGGATGAGCAGACGTTCCTAACCGCAATCAATAATTGCGATTTTGTGCCTCATGCTGACCCTAATACAGCGTCCCAAGCACAGCGTTTAGTTAAGATCAGCGCTTTGAAGCAGCTACAGCAGGCTAGCCCGGACCTTTATGACCCGGTTGCTGTTGATACGGCAGCTCTTCAGGCAATGGGCTGGGCTAATCCTTCGCAATTCATGAAGCCTCCGCAGGAACGCAACAAGCCTAATGCAGAAGTGCAGAAAGCTATTGCTGATGCACAGGTAGATATGAAGAACTCTGACGCCCGCATGATGGATTCGCAGACGCGAGCTACAGAATCGCAGGCAAAAATAGCTCTTGACCAACAAAAAGCTGGTTTAGACGCAGCAAAAGCCCAGCAAACTATGGCTGGCAACCCGCAAGAGTTTGAAAATGACAAACAGCACCGACTTTCGCAAGAAAGAGTGCAGTTAATTGACCTAGCGCAGGATATTTTAAAAAATCCTGACGCTTTACCGTTAATTACGCCGTTTGTTCAGCCTGCAATGGAAGAATTAGCTCAACAGGGCGGCCTTAAGCCTCCCGGCCTTGGAGAAATGTGATGGGTATTTATGACAGGGGAGCTGCGGCTTCGGATGACTTCATGAAGTACATAATGGGCGTATTGGCTGCGGCCAAAAAAACCCCTATGAACGCCCGAGAAGCGGCAAAAATTCCCCCATTGTTTAGGCCATTACCTGTTGATCCTAACGCTTTGCCTATTAGGAGCCCTATTACAGGGCAGATGACGCCAGTTACTCGCCAATTCAGCCCCGTGCAAGTTGGGGGGGCTAGGGCAGCAATTGCCGCGCCTGTTGTGGCTGGTGGGTATGGGGCAAATGCACTTTTAAACGACGCTCCTGCTTCAGGACAGGCGCCTGTAGATTATGGCATGTCTGACGCTCAATATCGGTTTAAAGATTTGCCCGGCTATGACGAGGAAGGCCGCCCTCAAGTGGGGGACAAAGAGTCTTATGGCCTTTCGGATGATGCGTATCGTCAACTTGCTGATCTTGCTACTTCTGCTGGCAAATCAGACGTAGCTTACCGCGCTGAACGTCCTCAACGCTCCATTTCTACGGCTGCTGCCGCGCCTGCCGCAGCGGCAAACGCGGCAGACCCGTCCTTTATGGGTCGCTTATTTGGAGGGCAGGATTTTCAATCTAACAATCGAGCTGTTGTTTCTCGGCCCCAAGGCCCAATGCCTGACGGGGCTCCTCAGAGAGCTACGTTAAATTGGGGGGATAGCGGGAGTGCCGCCGACTTCTTCCGAGCGGATAAAGCTATGCAAGGGCTGCGGAAGAATGACGAAGAGTTTGTAGGTATGGCCTCGGGCGGCGCGGCTAACGGATCTTCCAGCAAATCTTCTGGTAGCGGAAGAGACGCTGCAATTCACAAGGCGCTTGAGATTATCCACAATCTCTTGATGCAGCGCCGTTAAGGAAGGTTGTTATGCGCGATAATGAACTCAATCAAAGTTTTGATATTGCGCGTAACCTTGATCGGGAATCCTTTCAAGAGGGTGGAAGCCCTTCTGTCTTTGATATTGCAAAAACATTTTTTTCTCAGATAGGGAAAGATGCTGCTAGCACTATTAAAGACAGGTATGTGGACAACCCATCAAACATCCCTGCTGACGCGACGCAAGTTGCTGTTAACTTGGCTAAAAGAACAATGCCCTTAGCTGCTATACTAGATTCTTCCCCCGCTAATTCGGGGGAGGATGAAGTTTCTCGGCAAATGCGTATGGGGCTTCGTTCTTCTCCCCAAGGTTACGGAGAAGAACTTGTAGAGCCAAAAAAATATGCAAGCGGGGGAAGTTTGTTACAAAGTAAAACATCCAGTGAAGATCCATTAAATTCTGATATAACTGCAAAGTATTCAGGAAGTCTTGCTGAAATTCTTAAGTTTAAGCAAGATCCTGTTGTTGCTAAAGCTTTAGAAATTATCCATCACATGATGGTTAATCGGCGATAAATACGGTAACATCTGAAACGGCTTGTTGCTGCTCAAGCCCCCTAAAAGGCAGCACGGGGACGCCCGGATACTTCTAGGAGTAGACATGTCTGAGATGGCAAAGAAGGCCCGAGAGGCAATGAAAGACAAGGCCAAAAGACTTTCAACGGGTGACCCCCGGCAGAAGGTTGACTCTTCATCGTGGTCGCCGCCTGAGCCTCTTAACACGACGGCTAAGACGGGCATGCGTCCGGTAAGCCGCCGCGCTTACAAGAAGGGTGGCTCAGTCGAGGGCGAAGCTTGCTCCCCTAATATGGGCCGCAAACCCCGCAAGGCCGGTGGTCGGGCTGCAAAGACCGATGATACGCCAATTGTTGATCGCAATATCAACCGTGACTTAAAGAAGGCCAACGAGTACCGCGATGGCATCAAGCACATTGGCGGTATGAAGAAGGGTGGCCGCACGATGAAGCAGCACGGCGGCAGCAACGCGCACTTAGGCCGCGACGAAACCTCGAGCCCAAGTTTCCGTAGGGAGTTGGAGTCTCGGCAGTCTACAACGCCTAAATCTCCGCCCGCGCCGTCCACGCCAGCCTCAACAAGCAAGCCTGCTGACATGTCTACAATGTCTGCCGATGAAGCAGCAAAGTTCATGAAGAGCCGCAAGCACGGTGGCCGTACCAAAAAGATGATGGGCGGGCCTATGATGGGCGGCGGGATGATGGGCAACGACCCGCGTCTTGATATGGTCAAGAAGCAGGCTATGAACTTCCAAGGCAATCCGGTAACGCCAGGAGCCAAGAAGGGCGGCAAGATCGAACGCCACCCTGACGAGGCAATGGACAAGGCTCTCATCAAGAAGATGGTTAAGCCGGAAGCCCGCGCCAAGCGTCAGGACGGCGGCGGCGTGTTTAGCGGTGCTGGGTATCCCAACAAGATCCCCGGCGTGGTTCCGGGCGGGCGTACTGCTCGCAAGGAAGGTGGCCGCACCAGCAAGAGCAAAGGCAAGGGCACCAACATCAACATCATCATTAGCCCCGGCAAGGATGGTGCTGGTGGAATGCCCGGCTTGCCCCCGATGATGGGACCGGGACTTCCGCCCGGACCTCCTCCGGGCATGCCCCCGATGATGCCGCCGGGTGGCGCTCCTCCGATGATGCCGCCTCCGGGTCTGCCGCCGGGTATGCCAATGGGTCTTCCTCCGGGGCTTCCGCCCGGCTTGGGAATGCCGCGCAAGTCTGGCGGTCGCACGTACCGTTCATATAAGGATATGGATGCCGGAGCCGGATCAGGCTTGGGCCGCCTTGAAAAGACTGAAATTCAGTCTCGCAAACGCTAATTTGTAGCAGTCACTCCATCACTGCTACAAATAGGGACGGGGGTGGTAGCCCCCCTACGCCTCCGTCCCAATCTTACATAAGGGGAGCCTGTCGAGGGGGACAGTTATGCAAACGCAATATGCGTTTTACCAGTCGGAGCTTCAAAAGCTCATTTTGGCTGAAGTTGACCGGAGAAAAGAGAACTTGGTTAGCGCTCACAGAGGTGCCGACTTTGACTTCTCCGAATACAAACACCAAGTTGGAATAATAGAAGGTTTTCGGATGGCGTTACAGCTATGCGAAGAAGCCGAAGCTATAACTCGAAGCCGATAGGGGGCTAAAGTGCCGTATATGCGAATGGAACACACGATTGATCCGCGAGAAAAGCTTTTAAACGATCTTGGAGATCTTGCGAATATTGAGATCTTTAACAACAAATTGCTTTTGGCGGTTTATTTACGCCCAGAGAAAACAAAAAGCGGATTTATTCTTCCGGGTTCAAATCTGGATGAAGATAAGTACCAGTCTAAGGTGGGGTTGCTTGTAAAAATGGGCGCTGCTGCCTTTGAAGATGATTCCGATGTCTGGTTTAAAGGCATTGAGATCAAGCTTCACGATTGGCTAATTGCTCGCCCTAGCAATGGCTGGAGCATGACGGTAAACGGCGTTCTATGCCGGGTTATTGAGGATTCGCTCATTGAGGGTCGCGTTCAGCACCCTGATGAAGCTTGGT